CATGGGCTGTCCGGCTTCGGACATGCCATCGACCATCGACTTCATCATCTCGTAGACCTTGCCGATCTCGTCGGTGATCTCACGGATGCTCATCTTCTTCGTCTCGCCAGTGCTGTCCATCTTCATGCTCCTTGGGGTGTTGAATCAGGCTCCGGGCGACACGAGTGCCCAACCTGCAGTTGCTTCCATGAACGATCCGGCTGCGCGATACGCCGCGTGGATCACGGTCTGATTGTTGCTCATTAGCGACTCGCTGTCCAGTTTGACTGTCAGTGGCTGATCGAAGTGCAGCCACGCCGTCAGATCGACGAGCATTGCCCACGCACCGCCAGTCTGATTGTGAACAGCAGCCATGCCCGTCGATGTATGAATCGGGCAGCCGAGGTACGCGGTGTGCCACATGTCATTCAGTGGCGATGCCGCCTTCAAAGCAGATCGCTTTTCCAACTTCACTGACGACGACAGTTCCTGCTCGCCTCCACCGCCTTCTTCTGCAGCAGGCGCACCGAGTGCCCAGTCAGGCGTGCCTGCCTGACCCGGCGTGGTGATCTCACCAGCGCCGTATGCGCCACCGAACTGTCCGATCGCATTGCTCAATGCCGCAGACGGCGTGTTGGTCTCTCCGATCAAGCGGCGATAGAGGTAGTCCTCTTGACGCACGCCGAGCGTGGACAGCGTGTTGCGACCTTCCTGCGTTCCCCAGTTCTCCGCGCCGCTCGGTGAGAAAATCCAGCATGCACGCTGGCGATAGGTGTTGCTCAAGTTGGCCCAGCACTTGAAGCCACTGTGGTCGCTGATGCCAGTAGTTGCGCCAGTGCCGATCTTGCCGATGTCGAAGTGATCGGCCTCGGTGTAGCGACTGTCGGTGACAAGCGAAGTGCGGATGTCCGTCACGATCTTCGCCGCGACGGTCTCTGCGATCTGTCCTGCGAGACGCTGCGCGATGAACGGATACACGGCCGAGTCGGCCAGCAGTTCGTTGCTCACGGTGATGCGAGCGCGATAGGTCGCGAGATCACTGCTCTTGAGACCAAAGGTCGGATCGAATGCGCTGGTGCTGGTCGTCGCTGCTTCAGCCGCCGTCGCAATCGTGCCCGTCGTCGCGGTCGTCGCATACGGGTAGATCATGCCGCGAGGGCCAGTCGCTCGCGAGATGTAAGACATCGGGAAGGTATCGTAGAGACGCAGCCACGCCATCTCTGCGATGGCGCGTGGTGCGAGTTGCCCGTTGCCGTTGTTAGACAGTGCCATTGGTGCGTCCCTTCAGATTCGCCAGCGGCGGCACCACGAGGAACCGCCGCAGCGTGATTGCGTTCTGCTTTGCCGTCTGCTGCATCAGAAGCGTCTCTGCGCGCTGCTTCGATCGCGTGGCGATTCGTGCAGTCGGGTTCGCAGGGAAGGCGACGATGCTGACCTCGTGCAGTTCAAGGTCGCGAATCTCGCGGTGCATGCGCCCATCGCGCAGTTCGATTGCGTCGTCCTTGACGATGAAGCCGAAGGACATCGAGTCAAGCGTGCCAGTCTCCACAAGCGTCACCGCGTCGCGGCCTTCCTGCGTGTCGATCGGATTGATGATCACCCGCAGACCATGCTCATCGACACCCAGCGTGAGACTGCCATTGGTCGTGCGTGCAATCGGGCGACCCGGATCGTGACTGATCAGCGCGAAGACATCAGGCTTGGATCGCAGCGTCGCATCGAACGCGCTGCGGCTGATGGTCTCGACCATGCCTTCGACCTCATACGGAGTGTCGAAGGTTGAGGCATATCCGGCCAGTGAGAGGCGGCTGGCTGCATCCTCGCCCTGCTTGCGCAGTTCGATCTGTCGCGTGGATCGGTATTCGATGTCCATGCTGCCTAGGGTAGTGGGTTCGGGTGTGATTGCAAGGTCTTCAGTCAGCCTTCGCCTTGAGTCGCTCGGTGATCGACTTGCTCCAAGTGAATCCCGCGTCCCCGCCCCACAACGCCCACGCAATGCGACCGTTGCTCGGGAACCCGTCCTCGCTTGGTGTGAAGCCTGTGCCCTGCTTGTCCACCTCGTGCCTCGCGAAGAACGAGTGCATGCGCTTCACCGTCTCGATGGGCAGGCTCTTGCCATTCACGATGTCTCGTGCGCGCGCGATGCCGACCGATGTGCCTCCGCGCTTGAACTCGGAGCGCCATGCCAGACCACGCTTGGCTTCCTCAATCATGCCTGCGGTTGGCTTGAACGACTGGGCTCGCTCTTGCGCGATACCGCTGTCTGTCTCGTCGGGCATGTCTTCGGGCATTGCGTTCGGTGGTGCAACCTGTGCGCCTCCGAACCCGTTGCTGGCAGGAACCATGTTGACTGGCTGCAGGTAGACATCGCCCAACTCGCCGATGCTGTTGCGTCCGATCTCTGCGCGGATCTCATTGACGGACAGGAAGCCGAACTGGCGACCGACGCTGAAGGCCTGATAGCGCGTCATCATGTCGCTACGGAGAAGCGCATCGAAACTGATGTCGGTCGAGTAGGTGGCAGCCTCGTCCTCTCGGAACAACTTGCGAAGTGCCTCTGCCTCAAGGCGTGCCGCCCACGAGGACAAGCAGTTGCTGACCCATTCGCGATTGGCCTGCTCTGCACTGCTGTACGACTGCTTCGATCCGATGCCGACGACGCTCGGCGGCACGCGATAGATGCTGCAGATCTCCTCGCGCTGAAACTCACGCGACTGCAGCCATTGCGAATCCTGCGGCGACAGGCTGATGGCCTGCCACTTCAAGCCGCCTTCAAGAACTGCAACGCTGCCTGCCTGCGTTGCGCCACGCATGCGCGCTTCCCACGACTCGCGAATGCGCTGCAGCGCATCGACGCTCAACTCCTTGTCGGTGACAAGCGCACCGCTCGGTCGACTCGCATTGCGATAGTACGAGGCACCGAAGGTCTCTTGAGCGAGCGCAAGGCCGATGGCCTGACGCGCGAGACTGATAGGCGAGTAGCCCAAGATGCCATCTGGTGACAACCACATGAGGTGAAAGACATCGTGCGAGTCAAAGACGGCTTCGCCTTCGCTGCCGCTGTAGATGTACGCGATCTGACCCGCGCCAAGACGAATGACCTGCATGAGGTCTGGGCGCATGTAATGCAGACCGATCGGCCTGCCAGCAGGATCGCGCTCGATGAGGCTGTAGCCGTTGCCCGTGAGGCATGCGGACATCAGCATGAGTTCGCGCCACACCAGCGCGGTCGTGTCCTTGTTGGCTGCGCGAGACAGCAGGCGATGCACGGGATGGTCGCTTGCAACAGTTCGACCACCGCCCTCGTGGCGCATCACGCTCCACGGCAACTTGGCTAGTTCGGTCGAGATGGCTTGCACGCACGCATTCACGGTCGTGCAGTTCATCGCCGTCTGTGGCGTGATTGCCTGTCCCGTGTCCGAGTAGAGTCCGGTGTAAATCTGCGACCCGGACAACGGCACGCCGGGTTGGGTCGTTGACTTGAACCTTCGCTTGAGCCAATCGGTCAGAGCCATATCAGTCCTCGCTTCTCGTATGGGCTTGCAGCCATCTTCTCATCGTGCAGGCTCGCACTGATCGCAACGACCGCAGCCACAACCGGATCGATCTTCTCGACCGACCTGCGCTTGCTTGGGCGAGAGTTGCCAGCGAAGTCCTGCTCTACGACCACATTCGACATCGCCCATGAGAGTACCGGGTTCCGGTCGTGCTTCAGCGTGTGCCCTACAACGCCACGCTCCCACATCTTGGTCGGGGTCGAGAGGTTGAGATACGACTGCGGCACGCGGACGACTTTCAGTCCCGCGTGCTCAAGGTCGTTGCCGATGTTCTGCGCGTTGTATGGGTCATAGCCGACCATTCGCACCTTGTGCCGCTTCGCGATGTCGAGCACCTGCGTTGTGATGTAGCGGTAGTCGGTCGTGTCTCCGGGCGTGAGCGTCAACCATCCCGACCGCGACCAATCGAGGTAGGGCACACCGTCTCGCCTTGCGCGCGCGATCGCACCTTCCTCGGGCGCATACGACCAGCACTTCACATACAGGGCTTCGCCGTCGATCCACACTGCACTGATGCACGAGAGATCGCTTGTCTGTCCGAGATCGAGTCCGAGGTAGCAAGGCAACTGCTCAAGTGCCTTCTCGTCGATGTCCTGCCCACATGCGTCCCAATCGGACATGCGAAGCCATCGCTCTGATGTCGTGACATGCTGGCAGAGGTAGTAGGTTCGGAAGGGCGTCTCGTAGGAAGGTTGATCCTGTGCGCGCTTCGCTTCGGCCGCGTACCACTCTTCCTTCACCGTGACACCAAGGCTCGGATTCGCCTTCGCCCATGTCTTCGGATCGTCCCAGCCGTCGTCTGTGTCTGCGTAGAACAAGCCGGGCAGGAAGGATGGGTTGTCGATGACGCGCTCGCATACACGCTGCGCATAGGTGAACATATCGAACTCAAGCGACTCGCGAAGAGTGCCGGCGGTCGTGATGCTGACCATCATGGGCTGTCTTCGCGAGCCCATCGAAGTCATCACGGCTTCCCACAGGTCTCTGCGATTCTCCATCGCGTGAATCTCGTCGGCGATGCACGCGGAGACATTCAAGCCGTGCGCGCCGGGAGCATCGCTGGACAAGACCTTGTAGAGCGCATGCGTCGAAGGCGACACGAGACGCGACTGATAGAACTCAACTCGTTCGCGCATGCGAGGCTCTTGCTCGATCATGCGCTTCGCTCGACCGAAGCACAGTTTCGCCTGCTCGCGATCGCGAGCGATGCCGACCACCTCGGGCGTTGGTTCGTCGTCTGCAAGCAAGTGGTAGAGCGCAAGGGCTGCCGCAAGTTCAGTCTTGCCTGAC